ATATACTTGTATCACTATTTAATTGATTCTTTAGGTATGTCTTCATACATCTTATATCTGTATAATATTCACCGTTAATAAAATGATGCTCAACACCTATAATAAAATATATACCTAATATTTTATTATCGAAAGCACTAGCTTCCATAGCACCATCTCTATTTATACCTATAAAGCGACCAGCTTGTCTATGTGTTGATCCCGGTAATCTAAATGTAACAGTAGCGTTTGCAAAAATACTGGTATATAGTGTTTTGTTTCTTCCAGTTGCTAGTCGTTGATCTTTTTCAGTTTCTACTACTGAAAATACATTTTGAGTATTTTTACGCTCATTACGAATAAGCCCGGTATTAAAGTTTTGTATATATCCACCTTTTAACGGATCGACATAATTTGATTTATATACCTTTAATGTCTCTTCTATATCGCCTTTTTGTGAATCTATTTGAAAGGTACTATTTTCAAAATTATAACTATGTACTATTTTTGAAGTAAGTTCTTTTTGTGAAAAAATACCCGACATATCGCTATAATTAAAATTGCGTATGGTACCTATTCTCTCAAAATATAATGCCTTACTAGGTACAACTTCTAACTTATATAAAAATCCCGCGACAGCTTCATTATCTATTTGTGTAAACCCGCCTATTTTTACTGTCTCCAAATAAAGCGGTCCGCCTGCATCAGCACTACGTGAGTAACTATCTTTAAAATAATTCTTTAGACTTTTAAGTGTAAAGACTCTCGGACTTCTTTCAATACGTAAAAAGCATTGATCAAAGTTACTCTCAGCGTTTGATACATGCCTACTTAAAAGATAATTTAAAGCATCCAGTGCTTTATATTGTGCAGGTGCTGAAAAAAAGACTGATGTACCACCAGCATCCCAGTTAATATCTTGTTCCTCTACGGGAATGCTAGGGTTCGGTGTTGCAGGCTGTTGTGGTGGTAAGAAATCAACATTATATTTGTCCACACCTGTATCAGCGCTATTAAATGTTTCTTTTAAAAGTTCTTTTATAGCTAACCCTGTTTTAACACCTCTTCCAGCATTTGTTAAGCTTACAACATTTTTGTTTTTTGTATAACGTGATGTTGTAAAATACGTATTTTGTGTGCGTAATATTTCGTAGTAGAAATCCCAGAAATATAATTTTTTGTGTTTTATATCCGGTGAATCACCCTCTATATCTTCAGAATGATATATAGCAAAATCATATAGCATTCTAAAATTTTCTTGTGACTGTTTATTTCCAATGCTTCCTGGGTTGGTAGCATCGAGACTAGGCATTATATCTACACGTAAAATATCACGACTATCTCCTTTAAAGATAAATCCGTTTGATGGAATACTACCGGCAGATTGAGTGGGGGATGTAATAGATGTGTTGTTTATACTACTATAATATTGCGGTGTCGCAGGTGTATTGGCGCCATTATAGTCGCGTTCAATCATATCAAACGCGTTATCGATTATAATATATCCCTTATGATAGAAATTTTCAAAAGAATCTTCAATAACCAGCCTTTTTATGGCGGATGGTTTGACAACCTGCATACGACCTTCAAGATTTACTATAGAGACATCAAACCTATAATAGGTATTATTAATTCTATAAATTAATGAATCGTTCGATGGTAAATCTGAATACTCCATTTGTTATACAAGTTGTGTTTCTATTTCATTAAAAAGCTCGGGAAGATATTGCGGTCTTAAAACTTTTAATGTAGTACCTGATGCAGGGAATAGAAGGGGATTATAAATTTTATTTATAAGACAAAGAAGCCACCATAATTCAATGGTTCTATATGCCCTAAAACTTATCATTGTCCATGGTTCTTTTTGTTTGACAGTAATATAGTATACTTTCGTCTCGTCAACTTGATCGGGCAAGTGAAGTGCCTGTAATATATTATAAAAGTAATGAACACCTTTATCTTTATAAACACGAAAAATTTTTTCGTATCTATATCTATTAAGTGCAGGCAATTCTTTTATTTGATTTTGAAATAACCCTATCATTAGAATTATTTAACTAAAAGTTATTAAATTGCGCTTATTTATACTTCTGTTGCCTGGACGATTTCTTGTTTTGTCAACATATGATACATAAAGTTACGTGTAGTAGAATTGAGACCGTGTAATACTATCTTTACCATATAGGCATCAGGTACTATAGCTTCTACCTTATGTGATGATGTAAGCTGGCTTACTGATCTTGTACCATCAGTTGCGGTATCAACCGTTGTCTGTGTCTCAGCATACGGTACATCAAAAACCAAACGACGACGTGCACCTTGAAAGTCTACAGATAATTGTGAGATATAAGCATATGGAAAAAACTTTACACCCGGTATTTCTGCTTCATATATAACAGGCTGCTCCACTGTGTTAATACTTGTTTTACCTGGTCTGTTATTATACATTAAGAGGAATATAAGCTGCCAGTTGTTAAACACATCATTAAACTCCACCTGCCCGGTGTTAATTAAAGGAAATGTTATTGTGATATCCTCACCATCGTCTGAATAATTAAAAAACTTTGATCTTTCAACGTATGTAACTTCAAATGGTCTGTTTGTTGCAGCTAGCATTTCTGTTACGCCAGTGAGAAATTCAGATCCCGCCTGTGCCATTGTTCCGAGTGCATTTGTAGGGCCAGAGGAACTGAATTGATTTTGTATACCATCCCACGCATTTTCAAAATACGGTAAATAAAATTTCCATCCAGTATTTTCCGTTAGATACAGGTTGCGATACGGTACAAGATACGGTGAAGTCCAAGCAGTATCATTAGCATTACTTGGTAATACACTATCGCTTACTGATGTTATAAGACCTGCACCTGTCTGCACATCTCTAGCAATAGTTTTAAGTAACTTACTTGCATCAGGTCTACTTGCGAGCTGTTGTGCTACTTCATTTGCTCCATTAGCTGTCAGACCAAGGGAATATTTTAACTGCGCAATAAGAGCGTTTGTGCGCAATCGTTTTTCTGTTAATTTTATATACGGTACTTCTTCTCGCGATGCAGGTCTCGGTGAATGTGTCCAATAATAATGTCGTACAACATCGACAGGCAGCGGTAACGGTTGTATTATCGGTAAGGCAACTGCATCATTGACGCTTGTAGATGGTATACCGGTTGCAGGTACATCAAGTGCACTTCTTCTTATTGTCCATAAACTCATAATTATTATTTATTAAACAGTTATACCCATAGCGCCTAGGGCATTTGCTTTAGCATTTAATGTATTTGTCCCACCAAACGAATTTATAGAATTCTTAACACTGCTTACAACTACATTATTGCGAGGCGCATTACCGAGTGATGCTATTCCTTTTGAAGTTTGCTCGAGGTGTGATACTTGTGCTTTACCGTTGTGAGCTGATTCTTTTAGCATGTTTAAAACAGGGCCGTTAATAAGTTGATATAGTTTTTCTTGTATTTCAAACTGTTGCTTGCTTTCTTGTTTATCTTTTTCCAGGTTGCCGCGGTATGTATTTGTCTGCATTTCAAACTTATCTGGAGCTTGATTTAAACGTTTAAATGGACTTGCTTCCATTATTTTAGCAGCGGTTGCAGGGTTATTTTCACGTGTAAACAACTCCGGTTGCATTGCATTTACATCACTTTGTTCCATTGATAACCATGATTTATCTTTTACACCTGTGCCGGGGAAAAAATACTCAAACGGCATACCATGCTGAACGGTTTTATTTAACTGTACTGTTCTTTCATATTTCTTCGCTTTTATTTTCTTTTTTATTTCTTCCTCCCTATCTTTGTTTCTAACCGTGCGATTCATTATGCTATACATACTCGGCATTCCACCGCTCATAGTAGTTACATTCTGCATAGTGGGGCTTATGTCTGTTGTTTCTTCTAATGCTTTTATCTCTGCTGTCAGCGCTTCATATTGGTCAAGAGCATCATTGCCTTCTTTTGACATTACTGATTTGTATCGATCACGTTTACTAAATTTACCTTCCATAGATATACCTTTACCCATAATCATGTCATAGGCATCAATCTTACCATCTGCACCACCCATCTCTTTAATACTATCAAGAACGTTTAAAAATGTACCAATACCATTTGATATACCGGGTGCATACCTGTCAAGTATATTGAGTCCGCGTTGCTGTGTGCGGGTGTCACCGCTAAAAACCATTCCGAGCGCGCTCATTACCTCACCTAAAGTTTCGAAAGTTTTTGTAATCTTTTCTGATATTGTTTCAAAAACAGTATTGAATAAATCACCAATATTAATAGGTTTTATCTCTTTTCCTGCATCAGGCTGTACCCCCATTTTAGCAGCTGTCCAATCAAAAGAACTTTTTGCTAATGATTTAAAAATTTCAGCAACGGGTTTTAGTGATGGAAAATAATTGGTAGAAATACTATCAAGAGCTGTTGCTACATCATTATAATTTACCCCAACACCTTTTTTAAGAACGTTAAATACATCCCCGAGAGCACCAAAGCCATCTCTAAAGAAAGAAATGACCGGTTGAAATACACCACTTATACCACCAAATATACCATTAAACAGTTGCTCAGCAGTAGCACCAATAAAGGGTATCTTAACACTCTTATCACCAGCCTTATCATAAGCTGAGCTCAATAATCTTTCTTTTGTTGTGTCAAGCAACAGTGCGAGATATTCAGCGCCAGGTATTGCAAAAGCGAGCTGTTTAAATCCCGCCTTATAATTACCTTTATGCATTAAACTAAGTGCATCCCATAAATCTACCATTCTTCCTACAAAAGGTATATTTCTAATTATTTCTTTTACGCTTTTATTTTTCGGTCCAAGAGATTGAAAAAATGACATTATGCCTCCGCCCATTGATGTCTTCGTAAACGTATCAAACATTTTTTTGACAGTAGGAAATTTAAACACACCGAAGGCAAGAGCGCCTACACCTCCAAGCAAAAGCATGAGCGGTGATATTAATTTTAATAATGGTGACTTGCCGTCAGCTTTTTTTGAGTCTTTAACTTCATGGAGAAGTGCATCAAATTTTGTTGCGTTATCGAGGGATGTTAATAACCGCCTATCTTTACGCGATAAGTTAATCTCTGGTGGTGTAGTTTTTTCTTTTTTCTCTCTGGCGGCAGTGCGTTGATTTGCACCTGTAATAGCTTCAAATATTGAAGTAAGTTTTTTATCAGAAGATGATTTAAACGAATTTAAAATATTAATTTGTTGCTTTAATATATTGCTTGCGTTACCTTTTACCTCTACTTTTCCAGATTTATTAGTAACTGACATACTATCTTTTAACTGCGCTATAGAGGATGTCATATTATCAAGCTTGCCACCAAGTACGGTAACAATACTATCAATATATTGCTTAAACGGATCCTCTTTACCTTCCTGCGATCTTGAAAGAAATGTATCACTTACTGTTTTAAAATTCGACGATAATGTCGATTCTAATTTATCTATAGTTTGCTCTTGCTTTGTACCGTATTTGTTAAGCTCGTCATTTATATTTTTACCTATTTCCTTGTTAGTAGAAACAATATTAGTATTAATTTTATTGAGTTCATCAACAGTTTTTTCACCTGCTGTTGTTATTGCTTCTTTATTATTAAGTGATGCACGTACGAGCTCGTTTACCACGTCTTTTACGTCGCGCAATACTGTTAAATGCCTGGTAATATCAGGCAATTTATCACCTAATACATGAGCGGTCTTTTCAATAACACGCTGTTGAGATTTTACTTCTCTTTCAATGTTAGCAACAGTGCCGAATATAGATTGAAGCTGCTCTGCATTTACCTCGTTCATTTAATATATTTATTAAAAAAATATTAAATGGTAAAAAAGGATCCGTCAATATCTATTGTAGTGCCGTTAATTTTACAGAATTTATTCTCTAAAATTCTGTAACTTTTTATAAAATCCAAAATTGTATTTGTAATATTTGAAGAGAATTTTTCAGCAATGGCAATTCTATCTTCTATTTTCACAGTATCAAAGATAACTTCAGTTGTATTTTCTCCTGTTTTAATAGTTACTGACTTTATAAATTTTAAGAGTTCGTATATAAAGAGCTCTCCTATTATAGACTTTAAATCAGTATTTTGTTGTTTAAGCTTGTTAAGAGAATAATTGCTTAATTCAAAATCAGTTTTAAGATGCGGTGCGTTAAGTGTTATGGTAATATTATCACTTGTAAAAGTGTGCTCAAGCTCTGTAATTTCAATATTTGGTGCATTTGAAATAACTTCTTCAAGGTTTATCTCTCCTTCACCGGTATTGTATATTTTATCAATACCAGTAGAGCGTAGCGTTAGAGCAATAACTGTTCTATCTAACGTTGTTAATGCGTTTATATCAATGCTCTCCGTGTTATTCTCTTTTATAATAGAGTATATATTAGAATTAAATGAAAGCTTGGTTAGTGATTCATCGATTGCAGATTTTAATAAATTTTTTTGCTGTTTTAATGTTAAGTTTTTAAATTTAATTGTTCTTTTTAAAGTTGGTATGTAGATATCAATAAGTGTCTGCTGATTAATATTATCGAGCTGTTTTAGTAAATCGTTAACGTTAGCATTCATGTCTTTTATTATATATAGTCAAAATATAGTGTTAATCAACAAACTACACTCTCGGTTGCGGGCCAATCAAAACGGATCGTTTTTGTTGTTTTTCTTGCTCACTCTTCTCTCTGTTATAAAAATTAATATATAACATCAACTCTGCAGGTGTAGAATTATAAACAAGCTCGTGTGGTAAATTTAACTTTGATGTTAATATATACTCTAGCTCGTATACAGATAATAATTCTCTTTTATAACAGAGCTTGAGAAACTCGAGAACTGAATTTTCTATAAGTGTCAACGGTACTTCTATGGCATTGTCCGGTGATGTATCAGGTGTTGTTACGGACATTAAATTTATTCCGTTAATTTTATTTTCTATCTCCGATAGAAACATTTTTGCATCCTTAAAGACGTTAATTGGTAGCCGCTCAATTATTTCATCTTTGTTTAAAGGCAAAATACTACCATTAACTTCAATTTGTTTTATAGCTGCAAATAAAGATTCGTTAGTTCTATCTATATATAAATTTGACGGTAAGCCGAAAGTTACCTGTAACACGGAATTGTATTTCGTTACTGTTGTATCATATCCTGTTAAATCTAGTCCTGTAAGTCTCTGTATTATATCATAAATGCGGTAGCCTACGTTATACGTTTTTTCAGTTTCTGGTGACGTTACAACGAGCTCAATATCAGATAAAATACAGACCGACCTAACAGTTAATAATATTATTAACTTGTCAAGAAATGTAAAGGTATCAGGGTCGTGTCCTGTTACATTATGTATCATTTCATTAAAAGCTGCTTCTATTAACGTATCATTATTGTTTGTAATAACTTTTACAATATTCTTATAGTCACAAAAATTAAGCTCTTTAAGCTTTATGGTATCTTTTTGACTAGGAATATAAGCAGTATAATAAAACGGAAGCATTAATAATAGTTAATGTATTATTTTTGTATCTCAACAAATTAAAGCGGTTGAAAGCTGTTAATATTAAAAGTACCGCCTGTTATTGTTGGGAACCCATTTTTCGAAATATTGTTAATAATACTAATTATCGGAAAATATGAATTGTTAGCTACTGTATAATGAGAATATGTCCATCGTGTACTGATAGTAGTTAGTTTTTCTTCGGTATAGTCTAATGACTGCTCGCTAACATTATATGGAACACAGTTATAAAACTGCCATACCTTGCGTGGTATCATTGACATATTTGCTAATGATCTTGAGTATTGCATAACCATAACATTAGCTTTAACATTTTTCGGATCGCGTGTTAAAGATGTGTCACCGGGTCTGGCTGCCAGACCATAATGTGATGCAAGAATTACCCACGGTCGTATTACAAAATCGACAAATGATGTGTTTGTGTCACGGAACTCTAAGGCAAGTGTGGGTGCTTCAATTTGACGACCTTGTGCGATAATACCAGGTGCAAAGCCTCTATTATTTGGTATGCTCACGCTACCAACATCATATTGCTCACCAGGCAGAGTAGCACCATATGTAAACAAACAGCCAACAATTTTTTGTGTTGCATGATTATAAGTTGTATTTTTTGCGTTATCAATATCAAATCCATGCTTACTACCGTCAGTGCGTTCTAGGGTCTGTAAGACTTCTGTTGTAAGATTAAACGGTAGTCGCTCAATAAGAACTATCCATTGTGTAGATAATGGAGTCGCGGTAATCCAAGAATCCATTTGTGCGAGAAAATAATCGCGTGCACTTATGAGGGGTTGACCTGGTATATTAGTACCAATGAGTTCGGTAATTTGCGGAGCAAACGGGGGATTAGTACCATTAATTAAACCAACAGCATTATTAAGCGCACTAGTTATTGGATCTGTCACTTAATTATTTATTAAGTCTATGCTGATCTCGTAAAATAATGATATGACATTGTCGCAGTAAACTCTACTGTCTCACCTGTACCACCTGCAATATTGTATGATAACGGACCTACAGATCTTGGAGATACACCCACTAAGGTATATTCTGCTGTTTTGAGCATCTTATTATCAAGCTGTACGAGCGTAATGTATGAGGATTGTCTTGGCGTCAGGTAATCACCTGTGCTGTTTGCATCATCAAATGTATATCGTGACCAATCTTCAAACTTCTGACGTATTTGTGATTTCGCGTCAGCATAAAACGTGAGTGTGTAAGCTTCACTTTGCGGGTATGTAGCATTACCGGGTACGTTAAAGTTAAGCCCCATAAACGGTACAGGTACATTAGTGATTGCTCTTTCAGGAAGTGTTGCAGTTTTAACATACACTAAATCTGAATCTTCAAACACTATAGGTTGACCTGCTTGGTTTACAGCACTACCTGTATTAATTTGTAATACACGAAAGTTAAAGTCACGTGCGAACTCTCTTTCGCGTGCTACTCTGTAGAAGTCTTGGATAAGTTGATTTACATCTGCCATATAATTATTTAGTTAAGTGTTAGCTATTTAGGCAACAATTTCTTGGAAATTGGCTCCTGTTCTTGTTGCATAGAAGTTGACAAGTATAAACTCTGCAGCCCTTACAGGCTTGAGATATATGTCAACAATAAGTTCGTTTTGATCAATAACGTCGGGTGTGTTATTTCTCTCGTCGCATATAATCAAGTAGTCATATACACCTTGTGTATTCTTTGCGAGATCAAATATTGGTGAAAGAACGTTCTTAACATTAGTTCTTGTAAACAGTGTGTTAGGTTCAAATACAAAGTATCTCACTGTATTCTTTGTCTGTGTTTCTAAGTATAAAAACAAACGTCTTACGTTCACTCTGTCAAATGCGCTGGGTCTCTTAAGTGATGTCTTTTGACCAAAGATTACAAACCCTTCATTCGGGAAGAAGACTACAGGGTTAAGTGATAACTTGTACATCTGATCGCGTTGCTTTTGTTTCGGGAAGAAACCGAGGTCTGTAATACCTGTAACAATGCCGCGTGTAAAACCCGCTGGCGCAAACCATGGGTAAAAGTTAGTATCGGTATTTGCCATTGCAGCTGCAGCAAACCCTGAGAATGGAACCCAAACCTGTCTGTTTGTTGTCATATCTGCAACTTTTGCAATGTTAGCGTATATCGCTACATAGCTAGAATTTATACCCGCAAATTGATTTCTTAATGGCCAATAAATGTGTTGTGTAAAGTTTTTACTTGGATCATCAAGTGTTTTAATATCGTTACCTTGTGTAAATATGTTAGTTATTGCATCTGCAATAAATAAGTGATCTTTACGCTTATTATCAGCGAATGTTATAAATTCGTTAGCAACAGCGAGGTATTTCTGCGCTGTACCTGGTATACGATCTTCGCTTTGCGCTGTAAGATCCGATACTGCGGTAGAAAACGGCACCATGTCATCAAAGTAACCGCTTGTTGCAGGGTTAAATGAGTTGACGTATACGGTACCTAAACCTGCTTCACACGTAATGGTTAATGGATAAACTTCGCTGTTCTCTATTTTATCCAAGCATGTTTGTACTTTTGCAGGCACGTTACCGATTTTCTTAGTTTCGAGATTTACCTCTACATAATCACTAAATGCAAACAGTGCGTTAGTTGTTTTTAATGCGGTTGCAATAGTTTGAACGTCGCCCGATGGGGCACCCATGCGTGTTGTATAAGAGTCAGATGTATCAGTGGTTAATGGAGCAATACGAGGTGCGCTTAGGAAACGAACATTCTTTCCTGGGGTACCGTCAATAGTTTCCCATGAAACACCTTTATTTCTATTAGAGATGTATGGGTTAACAAGAGTAATAATGTTCTTTGAGCTGTCATCAGTATTCTCAAGGAAAAATGTCTTCGCGGGACCACCGGTTGAATCGTTTATTTGACTGTAGTAGTCGAGCGATGCTACGATATTTTCTTCAAGAACGAAGTCGAGAGCAATTGTATCAGGCGAGAAGATTGATTGACGTAGCTTGAATATACCGAGAGCTACTGTATCATTATCTACCTTAGAGCTGATGTCGAATGATGGTAAGTTTTCCATCACTTCAGAAATACTATCAACTACACCTTCAGATGCTGCAGAAAGCGGGAAGTTAAGGCGAGTTTCAGGTACCTGGACGTAGTTGGTGTATATTGAGCTTGCAGTTGAATTGACTGTAAGTACTTCAGTAATATTGTCAAAAGTTGTCGCAGGATTTAAGTTGGAATTATCAATAACACCGACATATAAGCCCTCAAATTTGCTATTTATTGTTGTTTGCGATTTATTTAAAATAATAAGACCAGCATTTTTAAAATCAGAAACATTAGCAAATTGACCGGTTGTACCACCGCTTGCTGACCACGTAAAGGCATCACCGCGAAGAACGCTAAGGTATTGATCTTTATCTAATTTTACGTGTGTTGGTTTACCGAAGAAATAAGTACCTGATGTAATTTCGAAATTTGTTGTTATTTGTCTATTAGCGAGGTCATATGATCTTGCTGGGTAAACAAGGGCACTGTATGTATTGCTTCTATCTACACCGAGATCTTCACCGTAAGGTAGCCTGTAAACAAGAATATCAGCAGGCGTCTTTGACACTGCTTTTACTGTGTGATAGTGGTATCTCTCTGCTGCGTTTGTTGGTACACCAAAAACACGTTCATATTCTGAGAGCGAGCCTATTTGTATAGGTTCAGAAACCGGACCTTTTGCTGCAAAGCCTGGAATAAAAACTGTTGTAGGCGGTGCACCTACTGCTCTCAGAGAGAGATCTATTTCATTAATCTGCACACCGGGACTCTGTATCGTTCTTGCCATATAAATTACTTATGATTTTTTGATTAACTTTTTAAAAAATGGCTAACTATTCTCAAAATTTATATAAAGTCAGTCAAAGGTTCAACTATTAATTGCGAATAATCGTATGTAAAGTTAGATTCCATCTCTTCAGCGTTACGATAATCATACTCTATACCACCCAGAGATATAGGAAACGACTGAATATATTTAAATTCTATAATTTTTTTATTATATTCATCGAGACCGAATATTGATATATCACATCTATACTCAAGATTAGACCTACTCGGTGTTCTGTTTTCTATATCATAGACGCCAGCCTTATCATCATTTAACAACTTGAGCCATTTATAGATAAACCAATAATTGTTAAATCTGTTATCGATAGTAAATTTTACAGAATTAGGCTGATAAGGCTTTCTTGCATGACTAGTGTGTAGGAGTGAGTGACCAGCGTATGGTGTAACAACGGAAGGTACTTCAATATCTGGTACTATATGACCATATATTGAAAATTGTAAGCTTTCTGGTATTATAGTATCCGGTGAACGTATTAATTTTGATGAAATCTCACGTAATGCAGGCGGTATATTAATGACCATCAAGAATTTGTCTTTTCTCGATTTGTTTAATGGACTCTGTATGTATGTTATCTCGTTAGACATGTTTATTAATATAGTGGCTTCCACCCTTGTATTTCAAGATCTGCTATCTCTGAATTTTCCTCTATGCTGTCGTTAAAGAGTAGTGGTAGGGGCGGTGCAGGTTCGTTATTGTTTACGCCATTGTTATACATAGATGTCGGATTTACGAAATATTTAATACCATAGTCTAAAGTTCGTATTTTTAATGGTCTTTTATTATCATCATACTCTTCGATTTCATAGTATTTCTCCACTAATTCGTTTTCTAATATAATAAGAGCCCATATTAAGCTCATCACCCTGTCATCATGACTATCACCACCAGGTTTTGCCGCCCATGTGCCGTTTGGATATCTAACGAAGTTTTTTAATTCATTAAGTGTGCGTATATCATGGATACGCACACTTTTTAACTCATTTACAAAATATCTCATATTTGTAACACCTTTATATTTGGTGTTCGTGTGAGCCACAATACCTATTTTATTAAATGATAAATTACCTGCTTTTACACCATAAGTAACAATATTTTCATAGTTAAGAGTATGTTTTAACTGATCTACAACTTGTGCCCCGCAATTATTTCTCTCAATTAATGCAGGTGGTGATCCCCAATGTAGAAGTATTTCGTGTAACTTTGTTGTAAAGTTAAAAGGGCTAATAGTTTTATCGTGATATACAGCAACCTGTCTAATATTTTGCAATTCCGTTATATCGAGTACCTGTATAACACTTGCCGCCTCTCCAACACCCTCACTAACGTCGACACCTGCGACATATAATCTGTCATTTTTAGGTTCATCCCATAAGAGATACTTGCCGTCATCATATACAATTGTGGGATCACAACAATATCCCCGTAATTCTTCAAAAAGTTGTTCATCTACTGCGCTTTCCCCATTTTGAAGAAAAACATTACCAAACTCTTGATCGAACGCAGTACGGTCACCCAAAGATCTAATTGTTTTCTCTTTCCATGTCTCATCACGACCAGGCACCTCCCACCAATCTACTCGCTCTGCATGCCAATCATTTTTCTTCTCAACAGCTTCTGTATAAAGCTCATGAAATAAATTGCCTGTACCGTTTGGTGTTGATGCTACAAATATTTTTGATTTTTTAGAGGAAGAAATAATAGGATATACAGATTTCCAGAAATCTTGAACAAGATGATCATCGATAAAAGCTAGCTCGTCAAGAATTAAACAATTACAACTGTCACCACGTCCAGCATCACTACTTGTTGTTGAAATACCGATACTTGATCCGTTAGCTAGAGTCATGGAAGTCTTACCATACTCCAAAACACCAGGCTTTAGATAATTCGGTAATTTTTCATATGCAATTCTTACCCTCTTAAAGATATTCATTGCTGTTTGTTCTTTGTTTGCGACTATTAAAGTACGCTGATCTTCAAAAAAACATGAATTCCATAACGCGTATATTGTCATAAGTGTGGTTTTACCGATCTGCCTACTAGCGAGCAAAACTACAAACCTATTATCGCGTAAACCTCTTAAAATTTTTTTCTGAAAAGGGTGTAGTTCAATTTTTATTTTACCGCGATCAAGGTTTGTTATATAGAAAAAGTTTTCTGCAAAATATAAAATATTTTTTCTACATTTTTCAATATCAATTACCCATTCAGGGTTGTCAGCATAATCAAATGTAGCATCAGGTGTAGGTAACTGCTCATTACCTAAATAATACTCTTTCTTCTGTTTTTTGGTACTCATCTATATAAGTATATATGCATGAACTTAACTCGTACAATGACACATCTTGGTGAACTATATGAAGAAAAGGTAATATTACCTAAAGATACTTTTCAAGTAGAAACTTCCCGCAATTCAAAACATACAAAAGGTAAAGGTAAAAAACCGTTTGTATCATCACCTTCCGGGCCTGCAGAAGCAGAAGGTGTTGCTGATAAGACTATTGATCCTAAAACAACAAAAAAGAATAACTTTTTTAATCCTAAAAATTTTTCTCAAAAAAATGAAAAAACTGAAACACAGAATATAAATAATTTTATGAACAAATCTATTTTTGATAAGCTTTACGAAGATGTAATGTCTGAACGTATCGATGATACGGAAGTTAACGATGCTGAGGCTCTCGGCTTACCTGGTGAGGGTGAGGGTGAAGGCGAAGGCGATGTAGAGGGTGAAGATACTGTTACTCTTACAATGGATCGTGAGACAGCGCAAAAATTACATGATCTTTTAATGGGTGTTCTCGGTGGCGAAGAAGAGCCAGCAATGGATGACGAGATGCCAGCAATGGATGGTGATATGAGTGAAGATGCTGAAGAAGTCGAGGATGAAGACAATGATACGCTCGGTGAAGCAACTGATATCAAAGAACTCAAAGGTAAAGGTGAGTCATTACAAAACAAGAATAATAAAGTCGGTGACGTAACCGGCAGACTTACATCAAAAGGCGGCGGAGATGGTAAAGTAACTGATGAAGTTAGCTCAAAAAGCACAGGTAAACATGCTATTGTCTCTGATACCGATTCCGGTAACCTCAAAGGTAAGAACAATAAAGTTGCCGGTAAGGCTTCAAAAGTTGGCGAATATCTCGCTGGTCTTAAATAACAATAACAAAAAATAGATTATAAAGAGCCTTATTCTTCAATAAGGCTCTTTTTTTTGTATAAATATTTCTGTGAATTTTAAAGATTATTTTAATAATAAGAGTGTTGAGCCTGTTAAGAAGAGACATATGCATCCAATAGGTCGCGATGTGTCATCACACTCACAATCACCAGGCAAATTTGTGCCTGATATGCATCGGACCGTTCATAAAAATCAAAAACTTAGCTCCCTTATGACCCAGCAAACCGGTAAAACAGTTTTAAGCAAAAAAGATATAGCGCAAATTGAGAGTGAGTTTCCACCGCTAAGATACGATCCTTCAAAACCTAAAAAGATAGGTAATACAGGTGTGACGTTAAAATTTGATTCTTTAATGAATAGACCAATTATTGAGAAATAATAACAATGGAGACTAAAGATTATTATACAGGCGGTACTGAAACAAGTATATACCCAATGTCCTTTCAGGATAATGAGTGTTTTCGTATTACTGATAAAGATAATAATGCATCAGAACGCCTTCTTGTGTCAAATTACTGGCGTGAGTTAATTAATCTGTACGGCCAAAAAATTAATTATTATGTTAATAACTTTGCGCTCTCTTCAGCAGATTTATTGTACGGTGAAGATCCACTACAAAAATATTCGCCACCTGTCACTATTTTAGCCGCTATTAACTTAAACGATAATGCACTAATGTTAAGCAAATACGGCTTACTTTCCGAAGATGAATTAACGGCATTTATACACATAAGCGGTTTTTATACAACATTTGGTTATGATAAAGAGCCTAAATCAGGAGATGTATTTCAATTGATAGAATATGGTAGAGATAGGCCGGGTGGACGTGATGGTAAATACTTTGAAATAACAGAACGTCTTGATGAAGATGTTGCGCAAATAAATGCACTCGCCGGTCACTACGTCTGGTTAATAAAAGCTAAGCGGTTCGAGACATCATTTGAGCCGGGTTTATCAGCTGATGCTGTTAATGATCAAGTATTTGATGACACAAAAAATACAACTCTGACGGCTATGTCAGGCGCAAATAAACCGTACTCATTTAGTGTTGATGTAGAGTCAAAGAATATTTTTGATTATTCGAAGACTGATTACGGTAACGTGTATGGTGGGTATTATTAGAGGTCTGTACTGTTATTATAGAATGCATCATAATCAGGTATGCGTTCGTTGCGATAAAGAGATATCATTTTATCAGCCTCTCTGCAGCTATTAAACGGTATTTTTATTCTATTACGGGTTGCATCAATAAAGGTATAATGATACCCGCTTTCAACTTTCTCTATTTTTAATACCTGATATACTGTACCGGGTATTAATCGTTCACCTGTCGTAGATTGACGGGGTCTTAGCTGCGTGTTAACTGTGAACTGTATACCGGTAATGTAGTGCATGTAAAGTCAATCTGATCGTTATTTTCCTCAAGCATTTCGAGCTCACACTTCATGGATTCGTATCGCTCGTTAATATATTTTTGAAAAGCAAGCGGCTTGATCCAGTCTGCATCTTCATTCTGAAGCCTGTGACCAAGTTGTTTCATTTTACCGGAGACAATATCTACTGCTTCAAGAAGGCATAGCCAGCGTGCGTATTCGTTTTTTCCCATCGTCTCACTGCCCTTTGCTGTCATTATGGTAATGTGCTCGTTTGAGTGTGTCTGTTGCATACCCCTGTAATATACATGAAATACTCTGAACGTCAATATTATTTTCTTCTTTTGTCATCTTGTCAGCAGCTGATATTACGGTCTCGAGAAGATTTGCTATTGTTTTATATGCACCTTCATATAATGAAACAACGGCTTGTCTCTCGTTATCGTCTGTTATATTCTTTTTTGAAGATGTAATAATTGCATTAAAAAAAAGTGTAACAGTATTTT